GAGGGTCGCCACATAGCTGTTCAGCCCGTCGATGGTCTGCTGGAACTGTGCGTCCTTCTCGGTCAGAATGGAAATGGTGGTGCGGATCGTTTCAATGTCGTTCTGCACCACCCATTCATTTCCGTCCCATATCTTCGTTTCCGGCGGGGTCACGGAAGTATCCACCCAGAGCTGCCCCTCATAGGGGTTTTCCGGCGGCGTGTCCGAGGTGACCACATCGCAGAGACTGATAATCGTGAACTGTGCTGATGCGATCATCTCACCACCTCCTCAAAGCGCCACAACGACCATAAAGGTTGCCTTGGTATCCACATCGGTGCTGGACACCGACAGGGTCTTGCCGGTCTTGCTGCCATTGGTACCCCAAGAGGTATCGATTGCGCCATCCTTGTTGTACTTTGTCCAGGTGTAACTGCCGTTTCCGGCTGCGTCGACCTCGGAGCCCGCCTGATAGCAGACGGCGGTCAGCACAGTCGTGCCCTGGCCGTTCTTGAACACATCGCCGCCCGTGGAGGTGACGATGATCTGCAACGGGTCGGAGTTGTCGATGAAGGTCGCCACATCGAAAAACTTCGTGTTATAAGAAGCGGATGCGGAATCCGTGTCCTGGGCACAGCACTTGAACACAGCGTAGCTGTCCACCGCTGCGGCGTAGACCGTGAGGGTATTGGTGGCCGTGCCGGAGTATTTGTCGGCGGTATCCGAGAGCTTGCGCCAGCCGATGCCGAAGTCTGCATCATAGCCGGTGGAAGAAGTAGCGGTGACGGAAGTGTCCATGACCGCCCACTTGTAGCTGACCTTGGTGGTGTCCACCGTTGAGCCACGCCACAGTTCGGCCTTGGCGGCCAGACTGGCGACCTCCTCGTTCTTGAACACATTTCCGTTGGGTGTGGTGACCAGCAGGTCAACGATGCCGGAGCCGTTGACCACGCGGGAGAAGGAAATGGTCAGCGGATGGGTCAGCGACAGACCGGTGCTTTCGTCCTTGTAAGTGATGACACAGCGATAGTCGATGCCGGGCAGCTCCGCCATGACATTGGCCTTGACCGTGAGGATGTGGCTCTTGGCACCGCTGAGGGCGTAGTTCGTGCCTGCGGTGATGGCGGTGTTGCTGTCACCCACATACCACTTGACCGAGGTGACATTGGCGGTGGCAATCTGGTCGGCAGTGGTGCCGATGACATACAGACTGGGCGTCAGAACGAGGTTCTTCGTTTTCCAGTCCGGGGTGTAACTGCCGTTGTCGGGGTTATACATCTGGGTCTTGGCGAGGTTCGAGCCGATGTACCCCGTCAGCGTCAGTGCGTCGTTGTAGTCGATGATGGTAAACTGGCCTTGTGCTTTGCTCATGTGAGAAGCCTCCTTTGAAGTTGTTGTATCTGAACCGGACACTGTACCGGCTTCTGTTGTGGGTTCTGCGGTTGCCATAGTGAATTCCTCCGTTATAACAGGCTCTGCCTGGTCGTGGTGTCGATGAGGTCACAATAAAAAGTGGCGCGGATTTTAACATCCGCACCGGTAATGACCACGGACTTTGCACCGCCGAAATGCTGTTCATTCCAGACTTTGTCCGCTTCCGTATCCTCCGACACCCTTGTCCAGATAAACTGGTTGGCATCCAGCGTATCGGTGATGTCCTCGTCCCAGGAGTACACCTTAGCGGAAAGCAGCGTTTTCACATTACCGTTCTTGAAGATGTTCCCGTTGGATGAGATGATGACCAGTCGGAGCATTTTCTGCTCCTCAATGGTGGTAATGCGGTCGCTGACCTCGGTGACTTCCTTGCGGGTGGCATACGCACGGAGTACCACTTCGCCGCTCTCCAAATCCCACCATGACGAGCCGTCCTGCGACTGGATGACACCAGCCTTGATGATGTTCGCCACCAGTGAGCCGGAGGTGATGAAGTCTGCGACGATCTGACCGTCTGCCGTGATGGCGGTTTCATAGGGACCGTTGTAGCCGTTATGGGAAAAGCCCAGACCGCCCACATTCCAACGCCAGACATTTACGGCTTCGTCAATGGAGGGTGTGTCCAGAATGAGCAGCTCATAGGGCTGACCGTTCTCTTCGCTGGTGTGAATGACCACATAGCCGCCGCTCTGACCGGTGATAAGCCCGGTGGCTTTACCGATGGCGGTTTGAAGCAGCTTTGGAAAGCGTCCCACCGTGGACTCCACCTTGTCGACCGTGGACTGCACCTCGGAAATGGTGGTGATCATACTGGACTTGCTCTGACCGAGGGAAATGCTCACATACCGTTCGGCAAGAGTGTCGTATACGGTTTCGATGACCATAGCCGACACGCTGACACCCAGAAGCGAGTGCCGGATGGTGACGGTATCGCAGAGGTTGACCCGCTCCAGGAGTGCCGAATACTCCGGTTGTTTCCAGAGCGGCTCAAAGGACACCTTCACCGTGGGGATGGTCGCTCCCAGCGGATTGGCTTTGATGTAGCTGTTGGCTTTCGCTCGGAGGGCATCCTCGGTCACAACTCCGTCAAATTGGTCGGAGAAATCCATGATGAGCGTTTTTGCCCGGACGATCTCCGAGGTCACAATGGGGAGCGTTACCTCCGGCAGCGTGACCACCGTTTCGGTGTCCGAGCCTTCCGGGGTGTACACGGCATACGGGAGCAGTGCGGTATATACACCGCTGTTGTCCTCGTCCTGCTCCAGGGCGGTGAGGTTCTTGCCGTATTCAATGATTACGCCGGTCTTCTGCCCACGGTGCGAATGGAACTTCACCGTGAAGTTGTCCCATTCAAACTCGCCGTGCCATTTGGAGAGCATTGAGCCTTCCGTACCTCCGAGGCAGGCACGGACGCTTTTCGGCTGCGTGACGGAAAACGCCTTTGCATCCGAGTAGTCCGTCCAGCCCGTGAAGCGTGTATCTCCGGCAAGAAGCTGCGAGAGGATAAGCTGCGGAGAACGGCTCTCCGTCGAAAACGGCATCACCGGAATATTGGCGAGGTCATACGAGATGTGCTGACCGTAGATGGTGACGATGCCGTTTAAGGGCTTCGTGATGCGATAAATGCGGAACGCCTGGTCGGCGGCGGTGTCATTGGGCTTTGCCTTGATGATGCACTCCTTGGTGATTAGCCCGTAGTGCTGACCGCTGACAGGGTATTTGAGCAGACACTCAAACACACCGTTGCGCTCCTCGGTGATTTCGCAGGAAATGGTATCCGTCAGCGCACCGTGGCCGAATGAACTGAAGTCCGTGGCGTTTGCAGCGTAGAGTACAGGAATCATAGACAGCACCACCTCGGAATGACCTCGATCCTCGTCACATTGCCGGTGCAGTTGATGGTGCAAACACCTGGTTTGAGAACCGGGAACTCCGCACCTTTGACGGTGTCATTTTTGAGGGCGGTGCCTTTGAAGCAGTTCATCAATTCACTGTCGATTTCGATGTGCTCATCCAGATCGGAAATCATCATGCCTCGACCTTGGGGCTGTATCATTATTACCACCGCACCGCTGCCGTATAGCTTGATGTACGGTCGGCTCTCAAAAGCGGTCGGATTGGTAATCGTCAGTTCGGAAGCGTCAGCCGCCACCGTCTCCTGTCCTGTAAAGCTGTATTTATACGGCTTGCAGTTGAAGGTTACGGTGAAACTGCCGACCTTGTTTAGCTGCTCCTCAATGTCCAGATTGCCGGAGATGACACCGTAGCGGAAATACTCCGCATCGTAAGAGTCGGTGATTTCGTGGTATCTGTCCGGTTCGGAATACAGCCAGCCTTTGATGTCCCGCAGGACAGAGGCAAGTGCAGCTATATTCTTCCGAGCGAGGAACACGGTATAGGTGACCTTGATGTTGGCAAAGCGGCGGTTGGGATTGATGATGTCGCCGCTCCGACCGGGAATGGAGATGAACTCCGCATCGTACTCCGGTGCGGAGAACACGTCCTTCTTCTCGATATGCAGACCGAAATCAGCGGAACTGCGGCCGTTGTAGGTAAAATAGGTCATGCGAATACCACTCCTTTCCGCTGGGCGAACTGGTTCGCCGTTTCCATGACTTCGTTGGTGAGCTGACGGATATCCTCGCTGCTGTAATTGTTGAAGGTGGCGATGTTCAGAGCGATGGTGAAAGCGGACGCCGCCTTGCCGACCACGCCGTCCACGGCGGAGCGAATCGAGCCGTTCACATCAAAGTCGGTGGGCAGAGCCGTCTGCATATCGTGAGCAAGGTCACCCATGACGCCGTTGATGTCCTCGGCCATACCTTCGGCGGCTTTGACCGCTTCATCGCCGTTGTCGTCAATGGAGCCTGCAAGACCCTTGACCAGCATTTCACCGACCCATGCCATTTCCTTTGAGGGCGAATGGATACCGAAGAAATCGCAGATACCGTCCCAGATGGAAGAGATCCACCCGGACACCTTGTCCCACAGCCATGAGGCAAGCTGGGTAATACCGCTCCACAGACCTTTTACGATGTTGCCGCCGATTTCCACGATTTTATACATCAGAGAGCCGAAGGCTTTCACGATACCCGCAATGATCTGCGGCACGGCCTTGACGATCTCCACGATGATGGTGGGCAGGTTTTCAATCAGTGCAACGAACAACTGCACACCTGCCATGATGATTTTATCGATGTTTCCGACCAGAGCATTGACAATGCCGGAGATGATTTGCGGAATCGCCTGCACGATGGTGGTGATGATCTGCGGCAGGGCTTGAATGAGAGAAATCAGCAGGTCGATGCCCGCTTGAATAATGAGCGGTATCGCATTCAGCACCGCGTTGATAATACCGTCAATGATTTTCGGAATGGCTTCCACGATTGCCATAATGATATCCGGCAATGCGGCAACAAGCGAGGTCAGAAGCTGAATGCCTGTTTGGATGATCTGAGGAATCGAATCCAGTAAGAAGGTAATGATACCGTTGATGATCTCCGGCAGAGCGGCGATCAACACGGGGATTGCGTCCAGAAGTCCTTGCGCCAGTCCCGTGATAAGTTGTAAGGCTGCGTCAAGGAGCATCGGCAGGCTGTCCACCAGTCCTTGTACGATGGTGACGATAGCCTGCACCGCTGCCGGAATGAGCGTGGGCAGCGCATCCGCAATGCCGGTCACCAGCGTGGACACCAGCTGAACCGCTGCCTCGATAAGCAGTGGCAGATTCTCGATCAGCGTGTTCACGATGGTCATGAGAGCAGACACCGCCGCCGGGATAAGCTGCGGAAGCAAAGAAAGCAGCGTTTCCAGCACCTGCGAGAACAGTTCGGTGACTGCTTCCAGCAGTGTGGGCAGCAGTTCACCCACAGCCGTCAGCAGAGCGTCCAGCGCCGTGGGCAGAGCCGCCACGATGTTCTCAATAACCGGGGTGATGTTCGCCACCACGGTCTTGAAGGCATCCACCATGTTGTTGCACAGCAGCTCCATGTCAGCGTCCGCATCGCCGAAGCCCACGATGAGGTTCGACACGGCTGATTTCAGCGCATTGACAGAGCCGGAAATAGTGGCTTCCGCTTCCTTGGCAGTCGTACCCGCAATATCCATGCTCTCCTGCATGACATGGATGGCTTCCACCACATCTGCGTAGGAGGATATGTCGTACTTGACGCCGGATATCTTCTCCGCATCGGCGAGCAGTCGCTCCATTTCCTGCTTTGTGCCGCCGTAGCCCAGCTTGAGGTTATCGAGCATCGTATAGTTCTGCTTGGCGAAACCCTGGTAGGCATTCTGAATGGAGGACATATCCGTGCCCATTTTATTGGCGTTATCGGACATATCCGTAATTGCCATATCCGCATACTTTGCGGCCTTTTCGGTATCGCCGCCGAGGGACTGGATCAGGCTTGCGGAGAACCCTGTGACCGTCTCCATGTACTCGTTGGCGGAAAGACCGGCCGTTTTGTATGCGTTGGCGGCATACCGCTGAATCTCCTGCGAGGAGTCTTTGAACAGAGTGTCAACACCGCCGACCAGCTGCTCATAGTCCGCATAGGCAGCGATGACCTCTTTTCCGAGCTTCACGGCGGCGGCACCTGCGGCGACGGCCACAGCACCGAGTGCCACACCTACGGTTTTGAGAACCTTGCCGAAGCCTTCAAACTTACTGCCGGATTCCTCAGCAGCCTTGCCGCCCTCCTTGATGGCTTTTTCGTTCTCGTCCAGCTCCCGGTTCATGTCATTGAGGGCGGCTTCGGCATTGTTGAGTTGGATCTGCCAGTTCTGGGTGCGATGGTCATTTTCTCCGAAAGAGGTGGCGGCATTCTGCAGGGCCTTGCGAAGGGTATCGATTTTTGTAGTCTGCTCATCGATCTCTTTTCGCAGCACCTTATTCCGTGCGGCGAGAGCCTCCACGGATTTATCGTTCTTATCGAACTGAGAGGTGGCGAGCTTCATTTCGGAGCCGAGCACCTTGAAGGACTGGTTGATGTCCGCCAGCGCTTTTTTGAACTCCTTTTCACCCTCAAGACCGATCTTCAGTCCGAAACTATCTGCCATGTACCGTCACCTCCTTAAATGCCGTCCGGGATAATATCGTCGATGTAGTGTTCGTGAGCAGGAATAGCCTGCCCGTTATACTGCTTGTGACACTCCCATAAGTCCAAAAGCAGTCCAAACGGCATCAGCCACACCTCATCCTGGCTGAGATGAAGGTGGGCAAGGCCGTAATAAAGAAGCCGGGTAAACAGTTCCGCATCGGAGACCGTTACCCGACTTGTGCGTTTTTTGAGTCTTTCTCGCTTTCCACATTCCGCCTGGTGCCCTTGTAGAGCGCTTCCGTAATGGCGGTTTTGTATCCGGCGAGGTCGAGGGGCGTGGTCAGAAGCTCCACCACATCCTCCGTGAGCAGCTCCTTGGGGTGCTCCTTATCCTTGAGGTTGTGAATGAGGATGCTCTGATTTGCCAGAAGCGTGATAAGCCACACGATCTCTCCGATGGCCATTTCAAAGTTCTCGGACTTCATCAGCTTCTCGCCGAGGTTTTCCAGACCGCCATAGCGACCAGCGATTTCCTTGGTAGCCTTGGTGGTAAGCAGGAGTGTGTATTCCTCGTCACCGATGGTGATGACTGCAGTTCTCTCATTATCCATTGTGTGTTACCTCCATTAACCCTGTTTTTCGGCTGTCGTGGTATAGGTCGGCTCATAGACTTCCTTGTACCAGTTCGTGATAGTCGTAGCGGTCACATCGCCCTCCAGCGCCTCCGCTTTCCACGGGTGCTTGCCGCCTGCGTCTGCTTTGTTGCGGCGCAGAATGGTACCCTCGATGGTCGGCGTAGAAAAGGTAATGCTGTCGCCCTTGGTGGCAAGGTTCGTCGCCGGAATACCGAATTTCACACGGTACAGCCAGTAATACTTGTACTTGCCGTTGGATTTCTTGGCGCGGAAGCCCACCGCCACAGGGTCGCCGCCGTCCTCGGATGCGGAAATCAGCACCTTGTTTTTGTCGATGGTCGCGCCGGTGAGGTCGGATGCTGCCGCAGAGCCGATATCATCAATGCCAAGGGAGAGTGTGCCGGATTTGAATTCCTTCACGATCTCCGAAGCACCGTCGTCGGCATAGAGCGTTGCCTCCGCCAGTTCCACCGAAAGGTCAGCGGAGATGGCTTTGGCAAGCTGGGACGGCGTACCGTAGGTTTCCTCTCCGGCGTCGTTCTCGGTGATTTTTGCGTAATACAGTCTGTCAAGACCGATGGTCGCCATAACTTATTCCTCCAAATCGTAGATTTGCGCCACATCAATGGCGTAGTGATGGTAGCCGGTCTCGGTCTCAAAGCCGATGTACCGGCGGTCGGTAATATAAAAGTCCGCACCAAGCAAGGCACGGACAAGTGCATTTTTCAGTTTGGTGTAGCTGCCCTTCGTGAAGAGGGACAGCCGTGCCTCCTGCGTTTCGCAGCCGGGAGCGTTGTCGGCGTGGAGCTCAAAGCTGTCCGACAGCGGAGTGATGACCAGATAGGTGTCCGGGGCTTTGCCGGAGAACACACCCGTTTCCACTGGAACACCGCAATGCTCGGCGATGGTTTGTAAATCGGATAGCAGGCTCACAGCTTTTCCACCTCCTCATCCAGTGCCTTGGTCATGGCATCGATACACTCCTGCCGGGATGCCGTTTTTGCGGGTTTCAGAAAGGATTTTGCAGACTGACCGTGCTTGCCGTATTCGAGAATGTTGGCAAGTTTGGCATTGCTTCCGCCGTCCGGGCGTGGCTCAGCGAAACCGACCTTGATGTCGTGGTTGCCGTCCCGGTTCAGCTTGGAGGGAGAAAGGCCGAGTGCGCCTTCCAGTTCGCCCGTGGTGCGGGATTTGAACTTTGTCCCTCTGCCGATAACGGAGGAAAGATTGCTCTTGACTCTCTTCAGCACGACCTCACCACCGGCCTGCAGGACGGTATCCGCCACGCTGTCAAAGTTGCTGCCGAGCTTGGAAATCTTCAGGAGGAAATCCTCCGGCATTTTCATTTCAGCTTTTGCCAATGGTAGGTTCACTCCTTTTCGCTAAAACCTCGATGTACATTCCACGACCTTTGACATCCTCTACGGACACAATATCGTAGCGGCAGTCATCGCAGATGAGAAACTGGTCGGTAGTGACCGTCAGCCCCGGAATACACCGAAAGCGGAAGAGGTCGGTCGCTTCGCTGAATGCGGCAAGGTTCGCCCAACGCTGACTGCCGTGCCGGCCTTCCCGGTACACACGGACGGAAGCGAGGACTTCATTCTCGGAATGGGTGAAGCCCTCGCTGTCCTTGATTTGACGGATTTCTACGATGTCGGCAAAGCCGTTCATTTTTCCAAAACTCATACCTGCCACCGCCTATCCAAGCGGAGCAGCAGATTGACCGTGTTCCACACCTGCTGTGCCGCTCCGGTGTTATCCGCAAAAAAGCCGCCCGTGCTGCCGTCCCGGCTTTCGTAGAAGTGGGACGACAGCATGATAACGGCTTGCTCTGTGGTGGCTGGCATGGGATTCTCCTTATAGAACCCCTCCGGGATGTGCTGGTAGCTTTCGGCGTAAGAAACAGCGGCGGTGATGTAGCCTTTCAGCAGCTCATCATCCGCCGTATGTTCCAGGATAAGGTTGGCTTTTACTTTGGAAAGAAGCTCGTCCATCACCGCCGCCTCCTTTCATCAAGACGCCTTCATCTTCAGAAGCTGGATACCCTCCGGCAGGATGATCTTGCCGTCCACACGCTCGGTGGCAACAAAGCCGACCTGACCGTTGGTGGAATACAGCTCGTTCAGACGCTGAACGGTTCTGCCGGTGCGGTCAGCGATCCAATAGCTCTGGAAATCGCCAAAGGCAATGGAGAGCGCACCTGCCGCCAGCGTGGGAGCATACGGGCTGGTGTAAATCTCGTAACCGAGCAGTCTGTCCGGCTGACCCGCCTGCAGAGAGGGCTGCCACAGATACTGACCGTTGGAATCCTTCAGCTTACGAAGTGCGGAAACAGTAGCATCGTTCATCAGGAACTTGGCATTCTTGCGGTAAGGTGCTTTCAGCGCATAAATTAGGGAAATCACCTCGTCGGTGGTGACGGCGGTCGCACTGGCTGCGGTAACGCCGACCGTGCCACCGTTGGTGGTGAACAGGCCGGTGGGCTGACCCGTACCGGTGCCGACGCAGAATGCCTGTTCCTCGGCAGCACCGAAGGCGTAGGCAAACTCACGGGCGATATACTCTTCCAGATCGAAGGCACTGTCGTCCAGAAGCTCAATGCTTACCTTCACAAGGTCGGTCAGCTTGTAGGCATCAATGGTCTTCTGTGCGAAGGTGGGATTGCTCTCGGTGTAGGCAGCATTTTCAGCAGTCCACGCAGCGGTGGAATGGGTCGCTGCAACGGGGATCTTACGCTCATTGTCGGTAGTGATGACCTTGCACAGACGGCGCATCACATTTTCCTCCTTGAGCGTGTCCACGATGAACTTCTCAAACTCCGTGGGGACGAGATAGCCGCCGTTGGCGTCCACGCCCTCGGAGAGCACATTGTGGAGCATACGTTTGCCGCGCAGATGCAGACCGAAATCCTCGCGGTAGGCGTTAGACGCTCTGCCGGTCTTGGCTTCGCCGGTCGCTTTCTGGGGCTGCTCGGTGATAGGAGAGGATACGGGTTTGGCAAGCTCTGCGGCAATAGCGTCGCGGCGCTCCATGCGTCTGACCTCATTGGTGAGATCGTTCAGTTCCTTCTCCATATTGGCGTAAACGGCATCGTCCTCGGCAGACAGAACGCCTTTTCGGTCGCGGTGGGTGTCGAGGAAGCCCTCCATCGTAGCCCACAGCTTGGCGCGCTTTTCGCGCAGTTCAACGATAGTCATATTGAAATACCTCCATATTAAATGTAGTTTTTGATGGTGTTCAGCTTGGCTCTGAGTTCATCTACAGAGCGTCCCGTGCGCTCCGGCACAGCGGGTTTGGGTTCAATGGCACACTTTGCGGCGATCTTCTCCATGAGAGAGTTCACCACATTTGCCTTGGAATACAGCATGGAAACGGCAGAAGTGGTCACCTCTTCGGATTCTGAGCTCCTCTGCATGATTCCGTCCGCAAAGCCAAGCTCCACAGCCTTGTTGGCATCCATCCAAGTTTCCGCATCCATGAGATGAGACAGTTTTGCACGGGAAAGCCCCGTCTTGATCTCATAGGCATTGATGATGGAATCCTTAACGCTTGAGAGCATCTCGATAGCTTTCTGCATCTCGTCCGAATTGCCGAACGCCGCCGTCATAGGGTTGTGAATCATGAGCATGGACACGGGAGACACCAGCACCTTCGTGCCTGCCATAGTGATGACGGACGCTGCGGATGCGGCAATCCCATCAATCTTGACCGTCACATCGCCCTTGTAATCCATGAGCATATTGTAGATTTGAGCCGCCGCCACGCAGTCACCACCGGGCGAGTTGATCCACACGGTGATGTTTCCGCTGCCGGACATGAGCTCATCTTTGAAAAGCTGTGGAGTGACATCATCGTCAAACCAGCTTTCCTCGGCGATGGTTCCGTTCAGGAGCAGGGTTCTTTCCTGTGTCTCCGAGTTCGTCACCGTTCGGCTCTTCCAATTCCAAAATTTCTTCATCGGTTTTTTCCTCCTTTCCGTCATCGGTAGGTGTATTTGCAAAAGCCCCGGCATTTTTCAGCGGGAGCATATTGCCGTTAATGAGGTACAAATCGCCGCCATCCTCTGCTGGGATACGGTCGAGGTTTTCCAACTCTCGGATGTCGTTGGCGGACATCCAGCCGTTCTGCCGCCCGATGGCGTACCCGTTCATGCGGCTCTGATAGTCGCCGCGAAGCAGACCTTCCACATTGAATTTTGCAAAGCACTTCTTCTTTTCCTCGGAGTTCAGCAGGGAGCGTTGAATGGACTGCTCCCAGCGGATGACCCACGGGTCAAGGGTGTATTTCACGAACTCCAGGGACTGCTGCTCGATATTAGAAAAGCTCGACTTTTCCAGATCGCCGACCATGTGGGGAGGGACTCGGAAAATTCGAGCAATTTCATTGATTTGGAATTTGCGTGTTTCCAGGAACTGTGCCTGCTCCGGCGAGATGCCGATGGGCGTGTACTTCATGCCTTCTTCCAGTACGGCGATCTTATTGGCGTTGCCGCTGCCACCGAAGGTGGACTGCCAGCTCTCCCGCACCCGTTGCGGGTCTTTGATCGTGCCGGGGTGTTCCAGCACACCGCCCGGAGCGGCACCGTTGGCAAAGAACTTTGCTCCGTACTCCTCACAGGCGATTGCCATGCCGATGGCGTTCTTCGCCATAGCGATGGGACTGTAGCCCACCAGACCATCAAAGCCCAAGCCGGGGATGTGAAGAACATCCGAAGGCTGAAGCGTTACGGAGAATTCCTTATTTTTTATAGCTTCGTCCGAGCCACGGTAATAGGTGTAGTACAGCCGACCGTTTTCGTCTCTGTCCACCGACATCTTGTTCGGCATAAGCGGGTACAGAGCTACGATCTCGTTCTTTCCGTTGCGGATGATCTGCGCATAGGCGTTGCCCCAGAGGAGCAGGTGCGTCATGAGGGTTTCCCGGAACACGAAAGAACTCATCTCCGGGTTCGGCTCATCATGGAGCAAGCGGTAGAGCGGATGGTCGAGCGCCATTGCCTTGCCGCCGCTGTCTGTATATTTATATAGGTGTAGTGGCAATCCCGCGACAGCCTCCGATAGAATTCGAACGCAGGAATACACGGCGGTCATCTGCATGGCGGAGCGTTCCGTCACCGCTTTGCCGGAAGTCGTGCCGCCCATAAAAAAGGCGTAGTTGCTACCCGTCGTGCGGTTTTGAGGCTTGTCCCTGGATTTGAACAGCCCTGAAAATACTGACATAAATCCTCCTTCTGTCCAGCTTATTGGACACCATTTTTGCTATAATTAAATCATAAAGAAAGGGGCGATAATTAATGATGAATATGAAAGAGTACATGAAAAAAGTTGGCGTGACGAAAGCTAAATATGTGGAACAATGGATAGAGCGTGATTTGATACCTGGCATCATTAGAGGCGAATCACTATCTGACACAGTGTTCCCCGATTCAGCACGACGTCCATATTGTGAAGGGTCTTTGAAACCTGAACTCTCGGCGGACAAAATTCGTGCTCACATCGTCAAAGCGTGTATTCAACGAAGGCATATCACCAAAGATACGTGTTACGCCAGTCAGGGTGAATTTGATGGTTACATTTGTGACCTTGAACAAGCTGGTCTGATTACCAAACGGCTGGAGGACGGTATCATGTACTATGATTCAACATTAAAAAGTGATACATATACCGGCAAAAGCCTGCAGGTAATTCGCCAGTTTGTATGCGATGCAATTGAAGCTGCAACTAAAGGTGCAACATCGGCAATGCTCGAAGCAAGCTAAATAAATAGCAGCCCTCGACTGTCATAAACAGACTCGGTCTTGTCGTTTCCACAGCGGATAGCACGGTCAAGTGCCATAATGGTCGCTACGGCACCATCGATTTTCTCAGTGGATTTCTCTTTGTCCGGCTTGATGTTTCCGGCAGGGTCGGTGCGGATGAAGATGTTGTCCATCATCCAGCGGAGAACCGGATGGCCGCCGTGGGCGATGCGTTCCTCCAAGACCAGCTTCATCAGCTCTTTGGTCGGAGGGCTCATGTCCTTGAAGCCCTGTCCAAAGGGAACGACCGTAAAGCCCATGCCCTCAAGGTTCTGTACCATCTGCACAGCACCCCAACGGTCAAAGGCGATCTCCCGAATATTGAAACGCTCACCCAGGCTTTCGATGAATTTTTCGATGTAGCCGTAGTGAACGACATTGCCCTCAGTGGTCTGCAAAAAGCCCTGCCGTTCCCACACATCGTATGGCACATGGTCACGGCGGACTCGAAGGTCGAGGTTATCCTCCGGTATCCAGAAGTACGGAAGGATGATGTATTTGTCGTTCTCATCTTCCGGTGGGAATACCAGAACGAATGCCGTAATGTCCGTTGTTGAAGACAAGTCCAGACCGCCGTAACAGACACGGCCTTCCAGATCGTCTTCGCTGACAGCGAACTCGCATTTGTCCCACTTGTCCATCGGCATCCAGCGAACCGCCTGTTTGACCCACTGATTAAGTCTCAGCTGTCGGAAGGAGTTCTCCTCTCCGGGGTTCTGCTTGGCTGACTCGCAGGCGTCTTTGACCTTGTCGATGCCAACCGTGATGCCAAGAGACGGATTGGCCTTCTTCCAGACCTTCGGGTCCGTCCAATCGTCCGATTCCTCTGCGCCGTAGATGACGGGATAGAAGGTATGGTCGATTTTGCGGCCCTCAATGATATCTTTTGCTTTCTGATGTATCTCATAGCAGATGGACTTCGTATCATTGCCGGCTGTGGTAATGAGGAAATACAGCGGCTGCATCCGGGCATCGCCGGAGCCTTTGGTCATGACATCAAAGAGTTTGCGGTTCGGCTGGGTGTGCAGTTCGTCAAACACCACGCCGTGGGTGTTGAAGCCGTGTTTGTTGCCGACATCTGCGGAGAGCACCTGGTAGATACTGCCCGTCGGCTGATAAATGAGCCTCTTCTGGGAATCCAGTATCTTGACCCGCTTAGAAAGTGCAGGACACATCCGCACCATGTCAGCCGCCACATTGAAAACGATGGAAGCCTGCTGACGGTCGGCGGCGCAGCCGTAGACCTCGGCGCGTTCCTCACCATCGCCGCAGGTGAGCAGAAGCGCCACCGCAGCGGCAAGCTCCGACTTGCCTTGTTTCTTGGGTATCTCGATGTAGGCAGTGTTGAACTGCCGATAGCCGTTGGGCTTGAGGACACCAAAGATGTCCCGGATAATCTGCTCCTGCCAGTCAATGAGCTCGAAGGGCTTTCTCGCCCAGGTGCCTTTGGTGTGGCACAGACTTTCGATGAACATGACGGCATAATCCGCTGCGTCCACATCGTAGTGGGAGGTTTTCTCCATGAACCTTGTGGGCTTATATGTTTTCAGTTTTCTCGTAGAGACCACCTCCAAGGCATAAAAATAGCCGCCACCGAAATCGGTGCGACCTTCCGTACAACGAGCAGCAGCCCCTTTCGGAGCCGTTGCTTTGAGTTGTTGTGGCTTACCAGTTCTCGCTGTAGAGCAGAAGCTCCAGCGCAAGCTGTGTGTTTTCATCGGTGGGCTCAATGTCCCAGCCTCTGTCGTAGTTGCAGACAATGTATCCGTCCCGCTTGAACATCAGCTTGGAAATGCGTCCGCCGTCGATGCCCCACTCAGAACCTTTGTCGTACTGCTTCATCCAGTAGTGAAAAACCTCGCCGTTTACCTTGATGCTGCTTTCTTTCCACATAACCGTGTACCTCCGTTTGTTTTGTTGTGAGTGTATATTACCGTCATGTCCGGGATATATCCAGTCATTTCGGAGAATATACTACACGATCATTCGGAGTAAAAACTGTGTATATTACAGCGTTATTCCGGCTGGCGGCAGTGGTGAATGGAGGCGATGATCTGCTCCTGCTCCTCCGGTTTTACGCCGATGGAATCGAGCGCCTCCCGTGTGCCACAATCCGGGCAGATGAGTGTTTCGTTGTCGAGCCTTGAAAGAGCTGGATGCTCCCGGTAGGCTTGCCCGCACCTGGGACAGACTGATAGTCGGATGATTTTATTTTCCCTCATGATGTTCCTCCCCACATTTGAGATAAGCGTCTATCAGCACAAGCCGGTCAAAGCCAAAATCGTCGTAGCCCTGGATGCAGGTCTGCATATAAGGAATGGACGGAATGCCGATGGGCCTGTCCTCATGCATGATGTACACGAATACCCGTCGCTTACGGATCTTGCCCGTGCGGATACCCTTGATTGGTAGGGTCAACTCCTTCTTGTAATAGAAGTTCGGGAAGCCCTCGTAACGGTCCAGGGCTTTTTCATCCTCTGCGGTGACTTCCCATACAGCAACAGGAACTGAGACGCCGGACTTCTTTTCCACCGTAAGGTAAGAGCCTGTTTTGCTGCCCTTGAAAAGCAATTCATAGTCATTGAGCTTTGATGTGCCGATGATCCGTGCCGACGGGCAGCGCATCCGCATCTGGCGGATATTGAGGTTGCTGCCGTAGGCGATGTAATAGCGTTTTTCCATAAAAAATACTCCTTTCCGAAGTTGCCTTCTACCACCGAAAGCCCGCCATCAGCGGGTTCGGGGGCCTCTGGGCTGCGTCCTTCAAGCGGCTGCTCTGCCGCTGCGGAAGGCTGCATCCCCATCCAGGCGCTTCGTGAGGAGCTCTCTTGCGGTCTTGAACTCGTCGCCAATAAAGCCGAGGCGAAGGAGCCAAGTGCGCATTGCGTATTTGGGGTTTTCGTTCTGCTGGGGCTTGGGGCTTGCGGTTCTGACCGTCTTTGCAATCTGGCTGAGTGCAAGGCAAAGCTGAATGTAGCTCTTGAGCTGTCCGGCGTGAAGCCCGTTCTGCTTGCCGTCTGCCGGTGTATCGAACTGGAAGAGCCGGAACTCGACCGTACCCTTGGTGAAGGTGGCGTGAAGGTTCAGCATATGATAGCGGCTGTCGTTGTAATGCTGGCTTCTGCCGTAGTCGGCGTTCTGGCTGCCGTACCAAATGTCTGCAAGTTCTGCCATAGTGGTGGGCTTTCTGCGGTTCAGCCGTTCCAGAAATCTGGGGTCGACCGTGCGGCAGTAGCGGCTGATGCGGCCTCTGTCGAGGTCCAGTGCGCTTGCCAGGAGATCTTCGTGGCTTGCCATGATGTTGGCGAGGTTCCGAAGCGTCTGCGGTGTGTGACCTTTGGCACCGATGTGAATGTGAACGCCGCAGCCTCTTGTGGCATCGCTCTTGGCTCCGGTTCTGCGCAGGCGGCGAATTAGTTCCTGCAGGGTCTCCATGTCGGCGTAGGTCAGGATCGGGGTGACCATCTCGCACTTTTCGCTGTCCGGCCCTGCGATGCTGACATCCTTCTGGAATTTCCATTCCCGTCCGCTCTCGTCCCAGGCTGACCAGGTGCAGTACCCGTTGCGCCTTGCGGTGTCCTCGTATCTGCCTGTGCCGAAGAAGTCAGCGGCGAGCTTTGCGGCGGCCGACCTTGTAATGCTGTTCATCTCGACCTCGACCCCGATGGTCTGCTTTTTCATTTCGGCGACCTGGTTTTCTGTTCTCTGGCTCATTTTTGTGCCCTCCGTTTTGCTTTGTTTTCCCTTTCGGTAGTCACATATTACCTCTGAAAGCACACTATATCCAGTTATATCTGAGTCATAAACTACACGATCTTGTGGTCTGAAAACTGTGTATATTACAGCAGTTTACGGCAGATGTCCTCGCTGTAAGCCACGCTCAGACCGCAGCCGTTATCCCACGCAACCATGATGCTGCCGATGTCATCCACACCTCGCACGGTGCCTTTCGTGCCGACAGGCGGTGCCTGTGGGTCGTCCATCTGAACAAGCTCCACTCGGGTGCCGACCGGGTATTCCTTGCGAATACGCTCGACCGTTTCTTTACTCGGAAATCTCATGCTGCGCACCTCCGTTTCTGAATGCCGAGGAGCCGGAGAGGTTCTTCAGCAGGATTTTTCGAGCGGTCTTGTATTCCGCACCGATGAAGCCGAGCCGCAGGAGAAAGCAGCGGAATGCGTACTTCTCATTTTCAATCGGTTTTTCGGAAGAATTGACACGGCTTTGATTTCGTGCCATTTCGCACAGCTTGCAGATAAAGGTGTCATAGGCTTTCATCTCGTCCGGGGTTGGAGTCGCTGGGAACCAAGGGAAGGATACCTTCGTGTCCGTGATTTCCAGTGGCAGGTCAGCGACTCCGAGGGCTTTCTTGATAAGGCTGCCCTTGGAGGCAATGAGTGCCTTGAGGTTTTCCAGATTGCTGTCTGTGAACAGGCTCTTCGGCATGGAAATGCAGACGGCGCAAGGCTCGTCCTCGTCATCAGTGTGGCTCTGGTCGATGTCAAAGCCCTCATCGTAGAGGTGCTCCAGAAGCCGCTCGATGACCTCGCTGTCGGCACGGTCATCAAAGGAAAGGCTACCGTTTCGGTCAATGGTGAAGTAATCCACCTCATAGTTGAATGTGGGTGCGCCACAGTACTTTGCGGGAACGCCGAGCCAGTCGGAGATGGTCTGCACCAGCCGCTTGCGCTCTGCGCCCTGTGCATGGATTGTAATCGTCATGTTCGTGACCTCCTTGTTTTATGGTAGTCACATATTACCGTCAGGTTGTGCACTTATCCAGCTATATCTGCACATTTCCGGTGTAGATTATATCGGCGCATTATCGCCGCCGGACTGTGCATACCACACGATCCCGCAGAGCACGAACCATACGCACGGGAGCGCTACACTGTTATGTGAAGCTCAACATAACAGCGTTTATTTAATCATGGTCGTT